TAGGTCAACACCAACCGCACTATCAGCGGAAATGTTTGCCCTAGCAGCAACTTCTGTTGGTAATTATGCACTGTTTGGTGGCGGTTATGGTTCAGCGGTGGTAAATGCGTATGATACATCACTGACTAGGTCAACACCAACCTCATTATCTTCGGGAAGGAGTGATTTGTCCGCAACGTCAGTGGGTGATTATGCTTTATTTGGCGGTGGTAGTGCTGGTAATTATTCGACTGTAGTAGATGCTTATAATACATCTTTGACTAGGTCAACTCCAACGGCATTATCAGTAGGAAGGTATCAGTTAGGAGCAACTTCTGTTGGCGACTATGCGTTATTTGGTGGTGGAATTGGTGCTCCAAATTCTGACGTGGTAGATGCCTACAATACATCACTAACTAGAAGTACACCAACTGGATTATCAGCAATAATGTATTATCTAGCCGCAACGTCTGTTGGTGACTATGCACTATTCGGTGGTGGTGGGTCAGCGGTGGTAAATGCGTATGATACATCACTAACCAGAAGTACTCCAACTGCATTATCAGTAGCAAGGTATTATCTAGCCGCAACCTCTGTTGGCGATTACTCTTTGTTTGGAGGAGGTTATGATCCAGCTTCAGCGGTAGTAGATGCCTATTATTCACCAAGTCCAATATCAAAATTCTCTACTGTAAGTATTACTAATACTAGTACCACAATTGCTTCTGGAAACAAACAGGGATTTGGAAGTTCTTTAATAACTGAAGTTGATACTCTAGTTGTTTCTGGAACTAAAAATACTTTTGGAACAGTTGATATTTCATCTGCATCTAGCGTAGTTGTAGCTGGTGAATTAAATGCCTTTGGAATAGTAGATATAAACGAAGAAACAAGTTCAGTTACTAATGTTGGTAAGAAAAGTGGATTATCACCACCAGTAGATATTATTAATTCTGATGTTCTAAGTGTATTTGGAAATAAGAACATTTCTTCTTCTCTGGTTATAACTGAAAATTCAAGTGTAATTAGCACTGGAAATAAAGATGGGTTAGTAATTGTTATCATAAACAATACTTCGAGTGTTGAAGTTATAGGTAATAAGAACATTGACTCTGCGGTTAATATTTCAAATGGGAGTTCGGTTGTTACTGTTGGAAAGAAAAATTCCAGTGGTATAGTATCATTTTCAAACAGTTCTTCTATAGAAGTAATTGGTAATAAGGATACTTCTTCTAGTGTAACCATTTCTGAAACTGCTACTTTTGTAGTTGTAGGTGGAATTGGTGTAACTGGAATAGTAAGTATAATTGAAACTGACAGTGTTTCTATAACTGGAACGAAAGCCATAAGTGATTCTGTTTCAATTGATGAGTCTGATTCTGTAACAGTAGTTGGAAATAAACAGCTTTCAACAATTGTGACAATCAGCGAAACCTCATCTGTTGTAGTTACTGGTGGAAGTGGAGTAAGTGGTTCAGTAGAAATAATTAACTCAAGTAGTGTTTCCACAAATGCTAATAAAGATACAGGAAGTTCACTTTCAATAACCAACCCAGAATTAATTACAGTGGTTGGAACTAAAAAAATATCTAATTCTGTGCTAATAACAGAAACTGATGTTGTAACAATAAATGGTTATAAAGATATACTTGGTTCTATAGAAATTACAGGAACAGATAGTATAGAAGTAATTGGTGTTAAAAGCACAGTTAGTGTAATATCAATTGTTGGAGTAGGAGAAGTTGAAGTTTCTATTGAACCACCAAAATTTGGAACAGTTTCTATTATCAGTGAAGGTAGTATAATAGTATTAGGATATATTCTTTATCCATTTGTAATAGATACTTTCAAAGATTCTGGTAAAATTAAGAATATTAAAACATATGATAGTGGAATATTAAAAGGAACATATAAGGGGGTAGGTAAACTTGATTAATCTAGTACAAGGGGAAACAAAGCCAATAGAAATAACAGTATATCTTGTAGATGGTGTTACTGAAGCCAACTTGACTGGTGGTAAGGCAATATTTTCATATCAGTCATTTTTGAAATCAGAGGATGCTATATTTATAGATTGTACAATAGCCACAAGCTTGGTTTCTTGTACTCTCACATCTACCCAGACATCTATATTAAAAGGGGAGTATAATTGTGAAATAAAGTATGAGGATTCTGATGGAAAGATAAGTGTTGTTTATATGGCTAAGATGTATGTATATCCTAGCATAATGCCAGTATTTGCAAATGCAGAGTAATAATTATAACAATGTGAATAATATATTACATTATTACATATAATAAGTAGAACAAATAAATAATGTGTTGGGCGAATAGTCGCATGACATGGTATTAGGGGGAAATAAAATGCCAGAATTTACACAAGAACAAATTGACAAGATGATTGAAGAAAAAGTAAGCGAAGCTAAAAAAGGATTATATGACGAAACAGAACTCAATAAAAGGATTACTTCAGAAGCAGATAGACGGGTAGAAACTGGTATCCAAAAAGGACTTGAAACTCAAAAAGAAAAGTGGACAAGAGAACTGCAAGAAAAAGCAAAACTTAGTGCAGACGAACTCGCCAAAAAAGAATATGAGGAAAAGTTATCTGGATTAACAGTTAAAGAAAAAGCAATCCAAAAAAGAGCGAATAAAATAGATGCAATGGATATGTTATCTGGGGCATCAATACCAAAAGCACAATACGAAAAAGTGTTAAATGTATTGGTTACAGATGATGATGTATCGACCAAAGAAAATGTTAATAACTTTATATCAATGTTTAATGATGCTAAAAGCGAAATTGAAACAAGGATTAAAAGTGAATTTTCAAAGGTTGCTTCGCCAAAGACTGGTGGAGAAAAAAGTTCTTCAAAAGAGGACTTTACTAAAATGGGTTATCGAGAAAAAGCAAAATTTAAAACCGACTTCCCAGATTTGTATAAAGAATATATAAAATAAAGGAGATAACAAATGGCTGGAACTAATTTAGGTTTTCCATATGATGAAGAAATATTTAACTACTCGTGGAAATCTGTGCCTGATTTAATATTGACTTCAATGATAGATTCGGGAGCAGTAGTAGTGGATTCTGAAATAGCGAATCTTATTTCTAATGGTTCAAACTACTTCACAATACCATTCTATAATATATTGGGTGGAACTGAAGATGTATACAATGGTGTTAACGGATTTACTGGTGCTACACTAGATGGTGGAAGCTATTCTGGTTGCGTATTCGGTAGAATGGGAAAATGGTATGCTAAGTCTTTTATAAAAGATTTTAACTCTGGTGCTGACCCAATGTCGCAGATAATTGATGGAGTTGCTAATTTCTGGATAAAAGCAAGACAAACAAGACTTGTTGGTATATTAAATGCTGTCTTTGCAATAAGTACAACTGCATGGGATTTACATAAGAAAGATATTACTTCTTCTACTACTGTATCTGATGCTAATCTAATAGGTGCTACTAGCATTAATGATTTGGCAGTACAGGCTAATGGTGATAATGCACAGGGTTACTCTCTCGCTATCATGCATTCTGTTGTTGCTAATAAATTAGCTAACCTACAGTTGCTTGAATATAGCAAGTATACTGATGCTAGTGGTATTACTAGAAGTCTTCCTATAGGTACTATCAATGGTAAGACTGTTGTTATAAATGACAATGTTCCTGTAGTTGATTCCTCAATAGCAGACGAGAAAGAATATACCAGTTACTTACTTGGTGCAGGAGCAATAAGATATGCATCAGCACCTGTTGATGTTCCTTCAGAAATGGACAGAAATCCAGAAACAAATGGTGGAATGGACATGCTTTATACTAGAATCAGAGAATGCTTAACACCAGCTGGTTTCTCCTTTGTAGGGGATGTTACAACTGACGTAGGTATTCCAGATGCAGTATTACTAGCAAGTGCAAGTTATGAATTGAAAATGCCAGCGAAATCAATCTTCATGGCAAGACTTGTAACAAACGGATAATTAAAACTTATGGGGAGTTGAAAAATACTCCCTTTTATTTTTAAAAGGAGAATCTATATGGCTCAATTAGATGTTTTAAAAACTGTATTAGGTACTCCGAGTGTTACAGATGCTTTGTTAACATTTTACTTGGATAATGCTGGAAATATAATAAAAGAACTTCGTGATTCTAATATAGTTGAATCGAAATATGAAACTACCCAGATTAAAATAGCAGTGGAATTGTTTAATAAACGTGGAGCAGAAGGTCAAAGTGGTCATAGTGAAAATGGTATAAATAGAAGTTATGAATCAGCTGATGTTTCTCATTCATTGTTATCACAAATAACTCCATTCGTTAGAACTCCATTCGGTGGAACGAGGGTGGTTGTATGAGAACACTGGAAATAAATAAAACTAAATTATGGTATGTTAATATTATATCCATTACCGATAAAGTAGATGGTGATGGATTTTTTACAGGGGAGAAGATTAACACTTATGGAACTCCTGCTATTATATATTTACCACTTTATCCAGCTAATGGTAGAGTATCAGAACAAATTTTTGGCAAGGATGCTCAATTAGATATGGTTGCAGTTAGTAATAATGTAGAACTGAATAAAGACACCTTGTTATTTTTATCAGCTCCAACTACTTCTTATGATACCACTTATGACTA